GTTTTATATTTAAAAATTCCAAAAAAAATTAAAGAAGAAAATAAAAAATTTATAGGAAAAGGAGCAGGCCCTGGTGCTATAGAATTTTTTTATGGAGAAGAAAATGAAAATGTAGTATCTTACTTTTCTCATTTTCCTGAAGAGGGAGATTTTTTTATTTTTCCAAAAATATTAAAACATATGGTAAATCCTTTTAAATCTGATGTAACAAGAGTTTCTATAGCGGCTAATTTTAAATCATTGTGAAAATAGTTGAAAAAAGTCTATGTAAATGATTTGATTCAAGAGCTAGAATGGACTATATTTCTGCCTAAAAACTAGTATAGTAGTATAATGTTACAAAAACTAAACTTTTTACCTGGATTCAATAAACAACTAACACCCACACAAGCTGAAGGCCAATGGGTTGATGGTGATAATGTTAGATTTAGATATAACACACCTGAAAAAATAGGTGGATGGCAACAACTTGGACCTGGTAAATTAACAGGTTCTGCAAGAGCTATGCATCATATTGTTAATAGGTCAGGAATTAAATTTTCAATTATTGGAACTAATAGAATATTGTACGCTTACTCAGGTGGTGTATTTTACGACATACATCCTATTAAATCTACAACAACACTTACAAGTGCGTTTAGTACAACAAATGGTTCAGCTACAGTAACTATAACTTTTGCTACTGGTCATGGTCTTGCGCCTGGAGATATAATTTTATTAGATAATTTTACAACAATAACTGGATCTAATTATTCTGCATCGGACTTTGATGATAAAAAATTTATGGTGACTTCAACACCAACCAACTTAACAATAACAATTACAATGCCTTCAAATGAATCTGGAGCTGGCGCCACAACATCTGGAGGTATTAGAGTTCAAATTTATTATTCCGTAGGACCAGCAGAACAATTACCTGGATTTGGTTATGGACTTGGATCTTGGGGTGGTGAAGCAGCTAATCCATTAACAACAACTTTAAATGGAGGAATAGATGCTTCCACAACAACTATAGTTTTAACAAGCGTTGTTAACTTTCCGTCAACAGGTACAAATTTTATTAGAATAGGAACAGAAGATATTTCTTACACAGGTATATCTACAAACACATTAACAGGCGTGACGCGAGGAGCGAGAGGCACAACAGCTGCATCACACTCTAACGGTGCAACAATTACAAATGTTTCTGATTATGTGGCTTGGGGTGAAGCAGCTTCTGGTGACTTAACAATTGATCCAGGTCTTTGGTCTATTGATAACTTTGGTAACAAAATTATTGCACTTATACATAACGCACAAGTTTTTGAATGGAATGCAGACTTATCAAATGCCACTGCAACAAGAGCAACAATTATTTCAGGAGCACCAACAGCATCAAGAGATATGATTGTGTCTACACCGGACAGACACTTAGTATTCTTTGGAACTGAAACAACAATTGGTGATTCAACAACACAAGATCAAATGTTTATTAGATTCTCAAATCAAGAGGATATTAACACTTACACACCAACAGCTACAAACACTGCCGGTACACAGAGACTTGCAGATGGCTCTAGAATTATGGGAGCGGTTAGAGGTCGTGATGCGATTTATGTTTGGACGGATACTGCTTTATTTACACAAAGATTTATTGGTCCTCCATTTACTTTTGGTTTTGCACAAGTAGGAACAAACTGTGGATTAATAGGACAGAACGCTGCGGTAGAAGTAGATGGTGCAGCATACTGGTTTTCAGAGAATGGTTTCTTTAAATATGCCGGTGCCTTACAATCACTGCCATGCTTAGTAGAAGATTTTGTTTACAATGATTTAAATACTACAGCCAATCAGCTTATCAACGCTGGACTAAATAACTTGTTTGGTGAGATTAACTGGTTTTACTGTTCTACAGGATCAACAGTAATAGATAAATGTGTAACTTATAATTATGTTGAGTCCACACCTCAAAGACCTGTTTGGACTACAAGCACATTAGATAGAACAACATGGCAAGATTCTGCCGTGTTTGGTAAACCACACGCAACAGATTATGATGCCGACTCTAATAACTCTTATGATGTGGTTGGTAACACAGATGGCTGCACAATATATTACGAGCATGAAACTGGAACAGATCAAGTTACATCAACAGCTACAACTGCAATAACTTCTAACATTGAATCTGGAGATTTTGATATTAGTCAAGGTGGTGATGGTGAGTTTTTTGCAAAGATAAGAAGATTTATACCAGACTTTGTATCTCAAACTGGTAACACACAAATTACATTACAATTAAGAAATTACTCCAATGACTCACAATCAAGTTCTGCACTTGGGCCTTTCACAATTAGTTCATCAACAACAAAAGTTGATACCAGAGCTAGAGCCAGAGCGATATCATTAAAGATAGCAAATACAGCGGCTTCTCAGAATTGGAAGCTTGGCGGATTTAGATTAGACATACAACCAGATGGTAGAAGATAATGGCAAAGATAGTACAGATATTAACAAGACCTGCTAGAGAATATAGTCAAGATGTTGCTGATGCACAGGTAAGAGATTTGGACAGTGTAATACAAAAATTAAACACAACATATCAACAAGAACTAAAGGATGAAGTTGACGCTCAAAACTTCTTTTTAAATTAATGTCAAATAGTTTTATAAACGCAAAAGTAGATCTAACAACAACTGACAACACAACGTTGTATACAACTCCATCTGCTAATGTTGCTTTAGTTAAATCTTTATTAGTAGCTAATGACTCAGGTTCTAGCTGCAATATTGACGTTACTTTAACAGATGCTTCTGGCAATGTTTTTACTTTATTCAAAACTAAAGCTGTAGACACCAATACGACAACCGAACTTTTAACTCATCCTCTTGTAGTAGAAGAGAGTGAGATACTTAAAGTACAAGCTAGTGACGCGAACGAGCTGCACGTTATAGCTTCTATATTACAAATACAGCCAAGAGAGGTAACAACATAATGTTAGAATTAAAACCAAAAAAAATTATAGAGACTATATCTAACCTAAAAACTGGTGAAATATATAAGGATGAAAAGGAGTGGAAAGCTAAAGGAGTGCCAGAAAAGGACATTCGAAGAGATGTCAAAGTTATCATGCCAAGTCTTGATTTATTTGGAAAAACCAAGTAAAGTTAGAATTCCAGGTATCAAAAGCCTGCTTTAACAATTAGCTAAATTATGACAATATCTAGAGGACAGATGAACAGACAATTATACATGGGCGGCGGTATTATGAACGCCATGCCTAGACAGCAATATGGTTTAGGTAGCTTTGTAAAGAAAGCTGTTAAAAAAGTTACAGGCGCTGTTAAAGATGTTGCAAGCTCTGATATAGGTAAAGCTGCATTATTAGCAGGAGCTGGTATGTATGCTGGAGGTATAGGTCCTTTTGCTAGTGGTAGATTTGGAGCTGGTTTTGCATCTAATCTTTTACCAAGTTCAATTGGTTCTACTGTAACTAATATGTTTTCTAAAAAAGGTGTTCAAGGTGCTTTAGTTAAAGGTGGTGCTTTAGCTGGACTAACTGGTTTTTTAACTAGTCAATACGGAATACCAGAAACAGAAGTAGAAAGTGTATTATCTGACCCATCTGAAAAAGAAAAATATTTAAGATTATATTATACAAACTTAAACCCTGTAACTGCAGATACTAATGCAGAACAATACCAACAAGAAGTAGATGAATTTGTAAGAACTAATTCTGCTATGGGTGGTAGAATAGGTTATGCTTTAGGTAGCATGACGGGAATTAACACAGATAAAATAAAAGAAGACGCATCTGGTATTTTAGATATATTACGTATGAATACTCCATTTGGAGTAGCAAAAATGATGGTAGAAAAAACTCAAGGCAATGAAGCTCAAATTAGGAATTTTATTAAAAAACTTTTAAAAAGCACTCCGCCAGGTCAAGTTATAAATTTTATTACAGATAGATACAAGATACCAGAATCAATTGCATCAAGAATGGTAGTAAATCAAATGGCAGATGCAAATATGCCAACTGATGCATCAGGATCAACAGATGAAGGATTTCCTAGTAGACCTGAATTTGAATCCTCAGCAGAAGATACATCTGTTATACCAATTAAAAGTAGAAGAGATGAATTTGATAAAAGACTTGAAATGGAAATAAAAGATAGATTTGAGAGAAGACCCATACAACCATTAGATAGATTTGAAGGAGGAGAACCTATACAACCATTAGATAGATTTGAAGGAGGAGAACCTATACAACCATTCAATAGATTTACCCAAGAAGAAATAGAAGATATGTTAGATCGTTTACGAAAAATGGATCCTAGCGATATGCCTTCTATTCCGCTACCTGAAGGTAGATTTGAAGATGATGGTCTCTACGACAATGAAAAAAAATATTATCCAAATACCTACGATCCTGAACCACGATATTTAAATCAAGGTGGTAGAATAGGATATGCTTTAGGTGGTAATGAATTACCTCCTGATCCAACAACACCTGTAAACCCTTTTAAACCAAAACCAATAGGACCGGTATTACCTAATAAAGCAGAAAACGTATTAAGTTTTGAAGAGTTTCTTGAAGGTAAACAAGAATTTATGAAACAAGACAATTTAGAAAAAT